ACACGTTATCTGTTGCTGGAGCAACTCCACCAGCTGTTCCACCTGAACGAACTGCTGCATTACCTACAACTAAAGTTCCTACAGTTAACAAAGCTGCTGGTCCTGACATTACTGCCCAACCAAAATAATCTGCTGTTAAATCAATAACCGTAGCGCCCATTAACGCACCTGTTTCTGCTGCTGGTGCAACGATAAGGTCATTTGAAGGGTCAGCTAATAATGATAACTGTGAGTTAGTTGTTAAAGCAGTTTTAAGTGCATCGTAACAAGTAATAACAATAGATGGATCTGCTGAATGATCATGCGCAGGGTTAGATTTAACTCTAAGCATTTGTCCTTCACCATTTACATCATTTACCCAAAGGTAACCGTTTGCATATTGGTTAAGGGTAATATCAGTACCACCTGTTTCTACAGAGATAGCTGTTTCACCTGCTGCTACGGCTGCTGTTGTAGCCATATTAGCGTGGTCAGAAACTATTGCTGGTTGTTGTAATAGTTTACCTGCTGTTACTGCAGTTCCACCAATTCCAACATAACGATAAACATTATTACCATAAATTAGCTTAGCGCCTAATGGGAATAATTGTGTTGCGCTTTCAGCATAAGGATTAGCTGTGCCATATTGACTACCGCCTTTACCTATTACTAAATCTGCAGGGCCAAAACCTGTTGCTGCAACATATTGAATATGTCCACCATCATCAGTAAAGATATTACCGTCTGCGTTGATTACCAACCCATCAGTAATTGCACCTGTTGTTGTATTTGTATCAATGGTTTTAAAACCATTTTCAGACCTGACTGGTCCGCTAAAAGTCGAATTTGCCATAATTTCCTCCTTTGGAAATAAGTCTTATCGTCTCGGCTCGTCTGCTAGGTCAGTCGATAAAACAAATATAATTATCCTAGTGATTTGAGTATATCAGAAAAAAGGAGGTTGTGAATAGGAAAAAAGTTGCTGGGTTGAGTAAGAAACCCCCAGCAGGGTTCCATTAAACTAATCGAGTGTTATGCTCCTGGGCTACCGAAGACGCAACGCGGATCCGAAAATCCGAAGCTGTATCTTTCTCTAGCTTTGTACCTAACATTACCCGTGTCGAAATCCGCTTCCATTGAAGTTCTGATTGGTGAACGATTAAACATTTTAAATCCGTTCGGTGCATCAGTCTTAATGAAAAAAGCATCGGTGTCAGTTAGATAATGATTAACAGTGTAACCTTCTGGGACCATGCCCATGTTACGCATTGCGTTAATGTCATTATCTGACGTTCCAACTCTGCCTGGAGTTTCCAACAATCTATCAGCTACGAATTGTAGTTCTTTAGGAATGATTAATTTCGTTCCTTGAAGAGCTACTTTCAAACCACGTTCGTCAGTGAAAGCTGCAATATCAATTAATGCTTGTTCAAGTGAAGTTTCACTTAGGTCAGCAGATGTTGAAAGTTCGTTGCTCAAATTTGGACCGCCCACAGTTGGGTGATCTGTTGCGCAAAGTTCTTTCCCATCGCCGCCAGCGAAACTTGAATTGAATGCATTATTCAATACAGCTGCTGCCTTGACTTGCTTAGTGTTTGACATACTTCTTGCAAGCGCACGAGTGTACCTGGCCGACAATCTGTCGTATAGGTTATCCTCTACCGCTTCTTCTGTAATACTAAACGCTAATGCTATGGTTTCGTGGGTGTAACGTGACGTGAAAGCCTCTTGGGCTGAATCAAACGCTACGCCTGCTCCTTCTGATTTAACGGGTGCTTGGTCAAATCCTGTTAACATTACTTCTTCTTCAAAAGCACGATCAGAGTTTTCAACGTCAAAAATTTCTTCATGTTCGTTTTCATATCTATCATACTCAAGACCAAATAATGCATTCAGACCTGGAAGTAACTCTTTGACTAATTGTCCTCTGGAAATTGCCATCTAAATTACTCCTTATGTTCCTGCAACAGGACCTCTATAAGCATGTTCATTAATGAGAACAACTAAGTTCGCATTATTGCTTGAAAGGTCTCCGTTTTTATCATCTTGAACTACGCCCACAACTTTAAGCTGAAGTGCTTGGGTTGTTGCTAGTGTACTAGAGTCAAGCTCACGAGTAGCTACGCCAGTTGTCGTACTACCACCTATCCCATCAGTATCTGCATTTCTGCCAATAGCTGCTTGAGTTGAAGCTCCATCAGCTTGAACAATAAACAATTGGTTAGGGTCGTCATAGATATAAACCTCTATGTCTCCGCCGCCAAGTGCCGTTGTAGATGCTGTATAGAAATTCTTAAAGGTAGGAGTTCCGTCAGTAGCTGTGAAAAAAACGTGCGATAAAACACCGATATTATTAGCAGAACCAGCTGCTGATCTTTCGATGTATCCTCCATTAAATATAGTTAAGTCACCTTGAAAGATGCTTGTACTATATCCTGATGGATTGACGTTATATTTATTAGCTTCCTGAACGGCTGAACCGACATTGAGGCCTTTATAGGGTCTTAACCCAAAGGCTTTGTCTACATTTGCCATATTCTTTCTCTAATTTACAAGAATTATTATAAAGAACTCTTAGTTACTTGAACCTTGAGTTCCACCTATTGTTACGCGAGACTGTCTGTCTGGTCTATTAATAGACATGCTAGGGTGCGTACCATCTTTCATCATATCGTTATCTACAGCATCCATCTGGCTTTGCGTTTTACTCGCAAAGTGTTCAGATCTTTCCTGTACAGTTTCGATAGGCATTCTACATAGTATTAACCCACCAACACCAATCACTCCTGCAAATTTACCATCATCAATTGTGGGAGATTCGAAGTCAGGATATTCGTCTGCTCTCACAGGCTCCCATCCTTCTCTCATTTTGGCCACGACGTTCTTACGATCGTCTTGTCCTCTGAGTTCTAATCTCACCCAACGATGAACGTATCCTTCGGGGGGTGTAGGTGCGTCTAAAGCAGACGGGGGAGCCCAAGGTCTTCTTGCCACTTTTGTGTCGCGAGTTTGGGCTTCGCGTGGTTGACGATTTTCGTCTTTTCTTTCATTTTTGTCAGTCATTTATATTGCTCCACGTTATTCAACATATTTTGCGTACTCTTCTAAAGGCACACCTAGTTTATTTGCTATTGCAACTTGAGAGGGTGTGAGTCTCACAGTCTTGCGCCCTGTTTTTGCACTTCGCTTCGCTGGTGCAACCGTCTGAGCGGGTTGGCTCGTTTGAATTTCTTCATTAAATTTATGAGGAAACTCTTTTCGAATCCTATTATTAATCTCATCATAGTATTCATTGCTTGCTGGGTCAAACCCTTCATTCAACAAATCCTCGTGAAAAGCAAAGGAGGTCATAGTCATAGCTTTATCATTTCCGAACCAAGGATTATCTTCGGCCCATTCTTGAGCTCTAGGATCTGGTTCTGAATACTCTTGAGGCTGTGGCTCTGGCGCTCTTGGTATCTCTTGTGCTACCTGAGGTTGCGCTGCTAGTGCAGTGCGTTCTTGGTTTAGAGCTTGTACGCGTTGAGCTTCAACAGCAAGAGCTGCTAGTTTCTGTTGTGCGTTCGTCTGTGCATCGATATCTCCTTCTTCGTTCGCTTTTCTTAATATATTTTTTGTTCCTTCGGTTTCGGCTGTAATCCTATTGGCTTCAGCTACGATGTAATTACTATCTAAATTCGTTTTTTGTTGTGTTAGTGTTTCGTTTTCTTTCTTTACGTTCTGAGCAAATTGCGTTGCTGCTTGCTCTCTTCGTTCGGCTTCCCTTAACTTTGCAGTTAGCTTATCGATACGTTTCTTTACGCCTTTACTGTATTCTTCGTGATCGTCAGCTTTTGCTTCTTCGGTTTCAGGTTCAGGTATTACTTCCGCAGCGCCCTCATCACCTAGTACAGGTTTAACAGGTTGTTGTGGATTTATTGGTAAGGCTTCGCCTTCATCTATGTCTACGTCTACTTCAGGTCCAGTATCATCTAACTGTACTATTTCTTCAGCGGCGTTCATATTTAGTTTATGCTCGGGCATGGTCGTTCTCCATGGTTATTAAAATTGATGCAGAATTGCTTCTGGGTCTGGGACGGTTGCGATGATTTCATCATCATTCAACAGCTTTATTTCTCCGCCTTCGATTTGTATCCTTGATCCTGAGTATCTTCCAATCAATACCCAGTCTCCTGGTTTACACCAAGGGCCAGTAGAAAATCTTTCTCCGTCGTACGCTTGTGGTCCGACTTTTAGTACGTAGCCAAGCAAAGTTCCTATCTGCTGTCTCTCACGAGTTTCGCTTGTTAGAACAATGCCACCTTCGGTTTGTCCTTGGCCCTTGTACGGTAATATCATAATCCTCCACCCTGTTGGTGAAGGCAATTGGTCTAGTAGTTCTGAATTCAATTTATCAGGATCAAGCGTAGTCGCGTCTCCTTTCTTCTTACCTGATTGGTAAGCTTTTTCTAAAGCGGGTTTGTCCGCTTCTTCTTTTTTCCATTGTTCTTCCATGGCTAGGTTGCTTGGATTTGGCATTTATATCTCCTGGTTTTTCATTAGTTGTCGAATCTCTTCTCGTGTGTAATTCAACGCCTCGACTTGACCAGTCAGATTCTTGTAATGCTCCCAATCTCGGACTTCGCCGTTGGAGAGTATTTCTTGAAGTTGCTGTTCTTTTTCATCTATGGCGCGCAGTACAGCTGTCGCGAATTGTATTAAATCTATGTCGTTCCCCCTGGTGGTTGATAAGGGGTATAGGCTGCAGGGACTGGTATAGATGTTATACCTCCCATGTCTGGTACTCCAGCAGGGCCATACGGGTTGTTTTGATATTGTCCGCTTTGATACGGGTTATAGCCTACGGCTGGTTGCCCAACCATATAATTTTGTGCCATTTCAGCGGCTTGTTTTTGTTTTGCTGCTTCGGCGGCTGCTTGTGCTTCGGCTGCGGCAGTTTGTTCACCTTGCATCTGTGCAATAAGTTCTTGTAGCTGAGTCATGAAATCTGGTTGTGCGGGGGTTTCTGTTCCTGCTCCTGTATCGGTTCCTGCTCCTTGTCCTGCAAGAATATTGTCATAATATTCTTTGTTGCCTTCGTAGTCTTCTTTAGTTCCGCTAACCCAACCTGGAGGAGCTGTGTAACCTCCTGACATGGTTTTGTAAACTTGCCCTGTTGAAGGATTGTAATAATCTTCTATAGCCATGGTATTCATAGATCCTTCTGGGGGAGGTATAAAACCTTCTCCGCTATAAAAGTTTTCACCAAATCCAAAAGGATTTTTACTCTCTTCACGTTCCATGTCGTCCATGTTCAATATAGTATCGTCCGTGGTCGGTTGACCGTTGCCCACGGCAGCATCAACGGCTGCTTGTACTGGGTCGATTTCTGATGAAGCTTCTTTCATCATATCTTTTGTTGCTTGT